ATTACATTATGGCAATAGGCTATACCTGGACGCTCTCCTGCTCCGGGAGCCTCCCCTGCAGTATTGCCTATGATTGTTCTAGTCTGCTGCTCAGAGAGCATAGGAAATATAGTATCCTGCAGATCTATTTTATATTGTCTCTGCGCCATGTTATAAAGGCTCCTTATCACTAGCCCTAAGTCCTTTTCTAGCTAGCTCTATTTTACGGAGTTTAATTTCTAGGTAAGTTTTGTAGAAAAGAGCACAAGACACAAACATACCGAAAACTACACCTATTACTGGTAACCAATCCATAACACTGCCAGCCAAGCTCCCAGTAGCTACTACGGTTCCAGAGGTACCTGTAGCTACAGCATTAATTAGATGTCTTGCTTTCTCTTCTGCTAGAGAGTGTGCTGCTGCACTTAATGTTAGCTTCATTGTACTTCCTATGTAAGATTAGTTAGCCGAAATGACAACCTGTAACGGGCTCGGCTTACCTTATACCTGCGGTAATGACAGCGGCCCAAGGATCAGGGCCTATGCGACATCCCTTTGGTTCGCCTGGAAGCCGTCCTACCCCTGACCCCAGCCATAGAGCCCAGCCCGCAGCTACAGGCCGCCTATACTTAAGATTTTATTGTGTTGCCCAGCTAATCAAGCACCCATATCTGTATTATCCGACAACACAGTGGAAGAGTTGGCAAGATTACCAGAGCCACTCATGAATGACCCACCAAATCCCTTTGCCGAGTTGTATTTTGCATAAACATTGACGTAGTTTGCAGAGAATTGGTAAGCACGGCCGCTGACTTCACGCACTACATTCCCGTTTATCTCGCCATCAGTTATCGAGGTAACTGCAATCACCCTAATGCCCACCCCGTTGGAAACACCATTAACCGTGTTTCTATTTATGACAGGACGTAACAGATGCCCTTCGACACGTATCCCTGCATCGTTCCCTCCAGCACCATCTATTCCCAGGATCTCATTATCAATAAGCAGCAAGTTTTTATTAGACGTAACGGCAGTAGGACAGATCAGACTTATTCCACCTATCCCTCCAAACTTCCTGTTCCCAACTATCGACATATCATCCATATCAAAAGAAGCTGCAAAACTGACTGTAAGCAAGTATCCCCCGCCATACCCTTCATTACCTTGGATAAGGCACTTGGTTGGCTCCCCTGTTAAATAAATATCTTGCCCGCAATTGACGAGCTTATTATTTCTAGCCTTCATTCTTCGTTCGCGGATATTTACGCCAAAAGTACAGTCAGTTGCCTCGTTGTGGTCAAAGAAGATTAGCTCTGCGTCTTGATGTGTTGCATAGGCAGCGTGCCATGTGTTGTATGACTTATTATGATGCACATTAGTCATTCTTGACACGCCATAAGTATTCGCAAGCAAATCGCCTAGATGGCTGCTGACAACTGCATGACGCATATTGTGAAACTCATTATAAGCAATTTCGCCAAACTTCGATGAATCCGCTGGAGATACGCCGTAGTTGACTTTGGTATTAGCAGACTCTACGTTTGTAGTTACTCTCATGTGTGTTGCTTTGTATTCATAGCAGCTTGAGAAAAACACTCCGCGAGCGTCAACACCGTCTAAATTGCAATGTACTTTCACATTACGGCAAAACTGGAAAAACAAGCCAATGTCACCTGACACGTCAGCGGCATCTCTCCCTTTGCCTTTAATTGTTATATCCTTTCCTATAGTAATATTGTCAAGGGTTGTTATCTTTCTTATTTGGGCACCGTTCACCACAGTATATCCATTCAAGTCCATCACATGCGTGGTCAAGGTGATTTGGGTGCCCGAGTCTATCGACAGCACCTCAAAAAGCTCGCCGTTAGCTACTACTATCGAAGTATCCATAAATCCCCCATTATCGGTAGGGGTAGCTAGTTCGACAATGTCACCTTCGGATAAGTCAGCGGTAGATGCTACTGTGAGTGTAAGGTCTTCATTATTTGCATCTGCGGTAAGTAGTATGGCGCTTCCAGCCGTGCCAATAAACGGTATTAGGGGGTCAGAGAAGGTGGCTGCGTAGTCAGCATTTGAGGAGAAGTCGAACGTACCATTCCCTGTTATTTTTATGTTTCCCCTGCCGGTAAGACGACTAACTTTAAATACCAGCCGTACATCTCCGGTATTCAGCACCGGGAACCCTAGATTGATCACGCCTTGTATTTTAGCTGTATCATCAGTGACACCATCACCTATGATCCCAAATGCTCGTATGTCAGCAATTTCAGGGTTCATCAGTTCTGCCGTATTGCCGTTCCCTAGAAGTAATTTATCTAAACCATTACTGCTATCTCCTGCAACCGTCAGGTAGTCACCATGCCCACCATCCCCTGCTGCCGTATAGCCCTTAGTCCTTACTATCTGCCCTGCCGTCAGGGTTGCCGCTTGCAGCGCAGCTACTGTTTCAAATATTTTCATTTTATTCTCCTACCCATCTACCGAGGGACGGCTGTAAGTTATTCGGCTTCTACAACCCCCAACACCCAAATGTTAGCCGCTGCAGAGTCCATCTGGTCTGCCCGCAACTGTGCCCTGTTAATCTCTACGTAAAGTTCACCAGTTATTTTAGAATCATCTACCAAGGCACTCATCCCCCTATTGAATAGAAAAGACACATTAGTGCTAAGAGTTGGGACCGCATCGGCCATTGTCCTGACCTTGACCTTGAACCCAGTAAGGCTTTGATCAAACACAGAGCACACTAGCACTGGGTTTGTAGCAGAAAGAACATTGTGAACAACAGAGCAAGCAGAGGCTGTGTCTGCCGCCAATGTCGGGTGGGTTACAGTCAGAACACCGTTAACTCCGTCCCACACTGCTGAACAATCTGCAGCATCCCAACTTTCCAAGCTAGAGAAGGCGAATGTGCTAACACCATCGTAACTAACTACACCCTCAGCTTGGCCTAAAAGGAAGCAGGTTGTGGACGTAGAGCCCCCGGTTGAAATGTAGGTTGGTATGAATTTATGCCCGGTTGATACCGCTGGCTTGTATGTAATACGCACTTGGTGGACAGAGTTATCTACCACGCCTGGGTGACCGACAGTAATAAGCCCTGACGATGATTTTGCTATTGAGAAGCGCGCATTACCTGCGATTGGACCCCAAAGACTTTCATCTAACTCCGTAATTGTCAGAGCAGACATATCACATTTGAAATAGCACGGGGCACTCATAGATAAAACACTGAACCCGCCGCCACCTGAGGCCCCTATTAAGACGCCCTTTTTAGCAAACGTCTCATCAGGGCCAGCAATTACGGAAGCAATATCCCCCGATGCGTGATAAATTCCTAGGTCGACCCCACCAGCTGTCAGTTCGACACCTCCTTGGGTGGTGCCTGCATTATCCCCCTGGCTGTAATCGATATTTACCGGGGCGTGTCCGGAGTTATCAATCCAGAACCAGTTGTTCGCATTTACTACGTTAGGTTCAGTCGTCCCCGTATCTCTCCGTAAGACACCAGCGAACACCCTGTCTACTTTATTGGGATTGCCTGCAACATTTGGCTCTTGGTACACAGCAACATTACCATTATAAATGGTAAGATTGACTACCTCATCAATCACATCCCCATCAGCAGAGGCCTGCGCAGCAGTCTTGACTAGGTAGTCACCATGTCCGCCATCCCCTGCTACTGATAGCCCTTTGGTTCTAACATACTGCCCTGCAGTAAGAGGGGAAGCTACCAACTCTGACTTATTAGAAAATACTTGAATAAGGTTAGACTGGGATAACCCGCCCGCTTGTTTAAAAGTAGCAGTTAATCTGGCTCCTGCAGGGTAAGACTGAGCTAAAGTTACTATCTTGCCTGTAGAGTCTATGCTATAATCTAAATTAGGATCTAACCTCCCGTTATCTACATCGTCCCCATTTAAGTACAAAGCAGCTTCCAGTAGGTTATCTCCGAAAGTGACCACAGTCTGCCCTGCGGATAAGACCTCTGTAGCCTCTGAAATAACTACCTGCTCTTCCTGTAAAACAGTTACCCCAACAGAGGCTGTAGCGACTATAACATCCCCGGCGGATACTCCTGAAAAGATGTTGAAGCTAGTAGCCGACACTTCATTCCAGTCTACGCCTTTGGTGAGTAGAAGTCCATTCTTATGAACTTCCAAAGCGCCTGAGTTAATGACATATTGAAACTCAGATAAGGTGAAGAAAACCTGACCTGCAGTAGCCACGATCACTTCACTTACAGACTTCTCATTTCCCTGTATCTGTATAAGAGTTCTAGGGTTCCAGATATTAGCTTCGCCTGCCATTGTATAGTCCTCTTAATAACCAACATCAGACAAAGCTGACATTTTAAGTAAGTTATATTCTTCTGCTACCAGTTGATTATACTGAGCAGACTCTTCATCAAATCCGATTGATTTAAAAATAACTCGTGCAGCTTCGAAGACGATAGCATAAGGATGCTGCTCTGCTACCCAGGATAAATATGCTCCTTCCCTTACTATAGGCAGCACATAAGCACCAAGGAGAGCTTTAGAGAAAGAGACACTAGATCTAATCTCCAAAACTCTCCCTGCTACATAAGCTATATCATTGCGGTTTCTTCCGTAGGCATCCAATACTTCTTCTGGCTGCACTATGTCAAAGAACTTACCAACATCATCATTCTCATCTTCTACTCTACGTAGATATTTAAGCGCTCGGAAATTAGAGAACAGAGTTATGTAATCCAACGATTGGCGATAATCGGCAGTAGGAAACTCTATACCAGATTCATAAATATCCTTAGAGTAGAAGTCAGTCTGGTGAGCTTTCAATGTAGCTCTTTTAACAGCTGACTTGGTCTCTGCCTCTAAATCTGGGCGGTTGGTAAGCAAGTATACCTCAGCAACCAGTTCATCAAAAGTCATTATATGTACTCCGTTAAGTACTTAAGTAGAGGCCCCTTTAAGAGACCTCCAGTTAATTACTTAGTTAGAGCCAGCAGCGTCAGCTGAAGTAGAGCCTGCAGCATTGCCTCCCAGTTTACGAGTAGATGCAGGGGATACTTCGGGCTTACTTACTGTAGTACCCATATCCTTTTCTTCTCCCTTAGCTGCAGCAATTCGCTCAGCTTCCTGCATAGCTTTGAACTCTTCAAAGTGCTTACGTTTGATAGCTGACATAGGATCAGCTTCTTCGCGGGTAAGTAGCTCGCCACGAGTAATACCAGGAACTCCTTTGGCAATCTCATCATCAAGGTAATCAATGAGCTCTTGCTCACAGGTTACAAACTGATGATTGATAAAAGTAATTCGCCGTCCGGCGGTAGAGATAAGGCGAACAGATGCACGAGAGGATTTGTAGTGCTGATACTTAACTGGATCTGCAGCAGCAGCTGTTTCTTTGGAGGCTGCAGGTTCAGGTGTTTCCAGTCCGGTTTTAAGATTGCCTAGGTTAAGAGTCATGGGAGTTACCTTTGTTTTGGGAGTAGAGTGGAGGGGGATAAGAGCGGCCCCGCCTCAGCAGAGTACGGGGCTAGGGAGCTACTAACTAACTATTAGCCGGTAGCAGCTGCAGTCAGGTTGCGGATGACTACATTAGCAGGAGTGTTCTTGATAACAGTAGTCAGCTCAGTGGTCAGGGTGCCGCCTACAGCATCAATGCCGTTATCAGCTGCCTGCTGACCCTTGGTGTTGAACTCCATGTTCTGAGTCTTACGGCCAGCAAGGTAAGCCAGACGGAAAGTAGGCAGGTCCACACCTACGGCCATCTTAGACCAAGTAGAGTTGGTATTGAACAGCGGGTGCTCAATGATACGGAACTTACCACGAGAAGTAGTAAGAGTAGAGAACTGCAGACCCCAGTTGGTTTGTCCGTCCAGCAGCTGATAAGTACCATTCAGGCGACCGATGTTATTCAGTACTACCTTAGCATCCCCGCCACAGAACAGAACTCGCTCGTTAGCGCCTTTAGGATCAGTAGTCTGATCGAACACAGGATCAAGGAAACCTTCCAACTGAGTCCAGTTAGTAGTAGCGCCAGCAGTAAAGCTGTTAGTAGAGCCACCGTAACTAGGCGGATAGAAAGAGGCTGTCTCAATCATGTTGATCAACCCATCCATAGTACGGAATGGCTGACCATTACGAGTGCCTTGGGACTTCTGACCGAAAAAGATAGCCTTCTCAATATCAGCAGCATGGAAAGCTGCACAATCCTGACGGTTCTCTGCATCAGTACTGTCGCCAGCAATAACTTGAGTAGCCTGAGCAGAGCCAGAGATAGCCCAAGTATTACGGAAGATTTGAGTAAGGTTAGTTACCCGCACCGGGATGATGTTATTAGCAGAAGGACGGTTTGAAGATTCCTCAAACGCATTACCTACCTGATAAAAATCATCGTCATCGTTAATAGCAGCCGCAGCTACAGTGCCTACTCCGCGAGTTACAGAGACTGTAGTTGCGCTGTTGACTGCGTTGATGATTACGTTCTCTCCGGTGCGTTCAATACGCATGATCATGCCGGGCAGAATGTTAGCAGTTGTGTCAACGATGAAGGTAGTATCTGTAGCAAGATAACCTGCTGCCAGATTAATCTTCATCTCCGGAAATACCATGGTCTTAGTGAAGAAGCCATGCTCTACTTGCAGAGCAGTCTCATCGCTAAGCATGGAAGTAAGTCCAAACAACGGAGCATTACCGTTAGGCATAAGCCGCGTGATCATGCCAGCGAACGATTTCTTCGCCAGATCAGTCTGGAAATTACCAGTATTAAATACGCCGATAGTCATAAGTTAGATCTCCTGGATCCGAAAACTGAGATTAGTAAAGGTCAAAGGTAGTAGCAGAAGTCTTGACAAGAGTAAACATCTTGCCAGCCTGCGGACCTACTGTCAAATTGTTGTTGGTTCCGACTGCGGTAATATCAGCGCCTACTGCGATAATTACATCAAAAGCAGCTGCTTGGTTATTACCTACGTAGAAAGTGAAAGCGTCCCCAACATCCATTTCCGGCCACTCAGCTGCCAGCAGTGCTGCTGTAGGTAGAGTGTAAGTAACATCACTGGTAAGAGTCAGACCCTGCAGGATAGCACCACCGCTCAGTTGAGCCGTAGTGATAGTAGCGTCCGCTTCTGCGTTAAAGTTAAGCGGAAGTACGTTAGCCAAAAAGCCATCACCCTGCCGCATCGGTTGTACCAGCTTACCATCTGCCGATACGTTAGCTCGTTTAAAGCCCATAATACACCTCTCAGTGTTAATTGATTTGTTGAGAAAGAAAAAGAATGCAAAAGGAAAGTAACTGAGCGAAAGGTTAGCTTCGCAAGAAAGCTTCCCAATCTACCTCCTGCGGACCATTGCTGTTAACAGGAGTTTGCGGGGCGAAGGCATTACCCATAGCTAAGATGTAGTCTTGAGTCATCTTAGTAAGCTCAGCAGGAGTTGCCTGGGGGAACTTCTGAATAAGCTGAGCTTGGGTTGCCTCAATGATGGGCTTTACTGCGGGGTTGCTGAATAGCGGATTGGTAGTCTTAAGGTGGTCAGAGGCTGCTTGGGTGCGTAGCAGCTCAGGAATACTTGCTTGCTGATTAGCAATAGCAGCTGCTACAGCCTGTTCAGTAAGCTTGTTATTAACCAGAGTAGACTGAATCATAACTTGCTGAGCAACTTGATTCATAGCTTGAGCAAAAGCAGACTGAGCATCTTCTCCACCTGCTGCTACTTTAGCCAGCATATCGGGAGTGAGCGTCTTGGAGAAGTCTACTTTAGATACTACCTGCTGCAGAGCTTCAGGAGTAATAGTAGGAGCCTGCTGTTTATTTGCTGCTCCTTCTTTACCGTCCACATGTGCAGTATTCCACAAGTCCTTAAACTGCTCCAGCGGGGAATCTGAAGCTCCGGCAGGAACTACTCCGTTAGGTGCAGTAGCCTGATTAGCCTGAGTAGCAGAAGTTGTTTGATCAGGGATGTTACCGGGAGCAGCTGCAGTAGGAGGTTGCTGCTGTTGAGCAGACTGTTGAGCAGGTTGCTGCTGTTGAGCTGGAGCGGAAGTAAACAGATCGAAAAGGCCCATGATAGTATCTCTCTTAGTAGGTAGTAAGTAGGGGAAGTAGTGCAGGGTTAAGCTTCAGGGTTATTAGCCTTAAAGAGTTGCATCTCTTTTGCAGCTAATGAGCAATCCAGTATATAACGAAGTGCATCCATTTGTCCACGCTTATAAGCTTCCTGTTGAGCGAACGCAGTGGTATTATTAGGATCATAGGAAAGAGCTATTTTCTCCATAGCGCAATCAGATAGCAGGTTTTGAATAACCTGCTCTTGGGCAATAGTTAATATCTGCCCTTGGATGATTTCTTCCTCTGTAAGTACATAAGAGGAGAAGTCGTTAGCTGCCAGTGTAGCCATTATTGTGGACCTGCTTGGGTTGGGTTAGTGGGCGCTGCTTGCGGTGATTGTTGCGGAGCTGGTGCATTCTGCTGAGGATCATAACCAAACTGCTCAGGAGTAGGCATAGGTCCAGCTCCAAGGGTAGTAGGATCGATTCCTTTCTCTACTGCTAACTGCATAATACTCTGCCACTGAGATACTGCTTGCTCATAAGCTTGCTGCTCAGGAGATTTTTCAAAGTCAGTAATCTCAGCTCCTTGGGTCTTCATAATATAAGAGAAGAACTGAGGAATATTGTATCCTTGAGCAATAGCAGGAGAAGAGCCGAATACCTGCAGAGCTACAGAGAAAGCATCAGTGTTAAGTACTTTGGAGGCTGGAATCAAACCGTCTGTGATGCGGAAATTAAGTACAGCCCTGCGCAACGCTACAGGATCAATCTCTACCTCTACTTGCTTATCTCGATTGTAAAGAGTAGTACCTCCTTGGTATTGCAGCGTATTAAGTTTAAGCACCTGCTTAATAGGAATAAAGCATTGATGCTCTAGCAATATTGCAGCCAGCTGATCCCTGCCATTAGCGTTCTGCATAACAGACTCAAACTCATGTAGAGTTTTATTCCCCTTAACGAACTGCCCTTGCTGAGCTTGATTCTGTCCAGCAGTAGAGTTAGCCAGCCCCAGAAGAGTTTGAATCTGCTGCATAGAGCTAGCAGCTTGATCTTCTCTGTAAGGAAACTGATATACTGACTCTGCTAGGTTCTTACCATAAGCTGCAGGGCGCACTGGAATCTTAGCAGAAGGGTTGGGGGAATTAATATGAGCGCTTGTAATGCGAGAAGGATCGTATAGAACTCGATCGCTAATAGCACGACGACGAGAAGCTATAATAGAGTTCATGTAGGTGGAGGCAACTTCCTGAAAAGGCGCTCCGTTATCTGCAAGTGATTTAGTCTGATAAGCTAAACCATCCTCTAGGGGCTGCCCGATGAAGATAGGCAGGTAAGTGTGAGCATTAGTTTGCAGCTCGGCATAGATAATATGCTCGTGGTTTACAATGATAAGCTTATAGATCTGCGGAGTATTGGCGTTAGGTACACGTACTTCGAACTCAGAAGGAAGTACTTTACAGTACAATGTAGTTACTTCATACGAGTCTTTGTATTCAATGTTGGTGTTACGGGTAGTTGACAGCCCAGCCCAACGCAGCCAGTTAGTTCCTCCTCGCACATAGTCATCTTCTACTACATCAGGATTAATAGAAGGAGTATAGAAGTTACGAGCAGAAGCATCATTAGCTCCTGCGCCTCCGCCTAATCCTGATTCAAAGGCAGGTTTAATGTTAGCAATGATCTTATCAGGGAGAGAAGCAATGAAGGATTTAAGCTCAATGCGACTCATAAACTCTGTGTAGCCTGCAAACTCTCCTCTTTTGTATACTTCAGAAGGAGGTACGCGGGTGTCTACAAAGGTGTTATAAGGATCTAAGCGGCGAATACGATTACCACTCCAAAGTACTTCTTTAGGAGTGCCGCGCTTAATGTCCTTATCCAAGTTAGTTTCTACTGAATAAGATACCTCCTCTGCCCAAGTTACCTCTAAAGGAGCGAAATTATACTTAAAGCCATCACGGAAGAATAGAATAAGCTCACGTGCCCAACCTCCTCTAATAGAGTTCTCTTCGAGAATAGTTTGAAGCTGCATAGCTTCGTTAATAAAAGCAGGAGGAGCTACTACCCCGAATAGAGGATCTCCAGTAAGGAAAACCGAGGTCTGATAAGTTACTGCAGCCTCTACCTGCGGCATAACTACAGGCACTGTAATGTTCTGAAAGCGAGAAGTATCCCCTGCACGGTTGGCAGATTTAGCATCCTGCTGCTCTTGGGTTAAATCCATCTCTCGCTGGTAGGTACGGTCTATACGCTCAAACTTATTGCGCATAGACTGACGAGTTACATTCTGCAGATCCTGAGTGCTTCTATAGTACTCTATAAAAGCAAGCTGAGATTTATTACTTAGAGGAACTACTGTAGAAGCTACCATTGTTTTGTTTCCTGCTTAAGGGGTGCGCTTAGGTTGGTACTCTATGTGGATATGGTCAGACTCTAGGATCACCTCTATCCAGCTGTTAGGAATAGAAAGTAGCTCACAGAATGCTTTAGCTACCTCTCTTACTTCTATGGCTTGCACCCCTGGAGAGGGTACTTTACCTCTACCTGTAGAGCTATCCCAAGTACGGATATCTACAGCACAAGCCGGAGTAGCATAATGGAGAGAAGTACGAGAATGAGCAACAGTATGTTCACTCCCTGAGGTGATTATTAACTCGGAGTTCCATCCTATGTATAACTCGTCCAGCTCAAAGAGTAGTTGAGTAATAATAGGATGGAAGGAAGTTTCTACAGAAGATGATTTACGCTTCATAGGTTATAAACTCTGAAGGGTTACCGGGACCTTGCTCAGGCTGACCGCCTGCAAAGCTTAACTTCGGCGCTACCTATTGTCAAGAAGTTTAGCTCACCCGCTACGCTAGGGTTCGCGAAACGTTCTTGACAACAGGCACCTGCGCCTCGTTTAGTCAGCTTTGCGGTCAGCTGGCGCGGCGGTCCCTTAAGTTGGTGGATCGCAGGCCGCAGTAAATTGCAATGTTACTGCAGTGCTTCCTTAACAGCGGCTACAATCTCGTCATCAATCTTATTATCCGACCGCTTAGCAAGCTCAGTCAGTAGGGTAATAAGGATTACTTTCGCTAGTTTCTGAGTCAGTGTACTAGCAAGTAACTTAGCAATAAAGGTGGTCATGGCGGATTTCCTCTTAAGTTATAGGTCAAAAGCAGCAATTATCTTCAGGTACTTCTATGGCTGAAAAGTCCTGAGATTCTATGATGTTATTTGCAATTATGAACTCGGCAAATTCTTGCACTACGCGGGGGGCGTAAGTTAGCAGATCAAGCAGCCCGTCAGTGTTATCTTTCTTCAGTGGGTTGAACTGAGTGATCTGCATATGCACATCTAGTTTTGCGTCAGCGTGCACATAAAGCTCTCCGGCTGCATAGGCTTTAAACATCTCTAGTATGCGGGCATTCTTAGCGCGAGCACCGCTATAAATAGGAACTGCTTCAATACCTATAATACCCATCTGCTCACAGATAAATTCGAACCAATACAGGAGAGAGTACTGATAGGCGTTTGCTTCGCAGGCTATAAGTCTGCAGTTATGCTGAAGAGCTAAAGTAAGAGATTTACGGATTGTCTCCCCTGGGGAGAACCTGCCTTCCTCTATCTTCATCAGCATAGGTTTAGCATCGTGGATTTCGAAGTAACCTATGGAGACTGCATCTGAGCCTAACTTATCGGTAGCAGGATCAATAATAATGAAATTGCCGCCAGGTATATCCCCATCTTCGTGAGGGGTAGCTGGTAGCTTACTAAGGTCGATAAGGTTGTTAGCTGAGACATTTTCATCATTAAGTACTTCACTGTAAAATATCTCCGGGTGGCCCATAGCTAAGTCGTTTTCAAACTCAGATGTGAGCTGCTTAATAGGCTGCAACTCCTCCCACAGAGAAGTCCCGTCTGCAAGAATACCGCCAGCGATGAACTTAATCCAAGTGGAGTTATTTTTAAGTTTGCGAAGAATGGAGTGCTTAGTAGGGTACATGTTCGCTACAAATAAGAACATGCAGCCGGTAGGAGATTTAGCTTTCATTAGAGTACCAATCATCCAACTCTCTAATGATTCTGACTGCACCTGACTGTCTGCGCACTCTCTAGTTTGAATGTCATCCATTAAGATAACATCGGGGCGCTCGTTTTTAATGTTGAGGCCCCGTACTGAAGTTTCCGCACCAGCTGCAGCTAGGGTAATATTACGCCCCCTGAAGCCAAACTTCTTTAGAGCCTGAGTGTCCTTCTCGACTCCTAACTTCCAATCCCCGAACACTGCAATAATATTCGGCTCCTCCAGCATATCTACTACATCACTCAGTATATTCTCTGCTAGTTTCGCTGTAGCTGCTACTACCAGAATGAATTTGCGATCAGTGAATAAGATGCAGTAGAGCAGGAAGATCTTCATGAGTGTTGACTTACCGAAACCGCGAGGTAAACCAAGAGCCAGCTGCGGGAAGATACGAGGTTGAGTGATGTAACTAAGCAGCCAGGCCCATACACCCTCCTTAAATACAGGAGGAAAGGTGTATTTGAATACCAGAGGCATTATCAATGCAGCTAAGAAATCTAAGTCCGCCTTAGCTAAGGCTTGAATCTCATCTATTGAAGCTCCTATTTGGGATACTTCTTCTATAAGAGGAGACTCTGCTACTGAGGAGGGAGAGAAACCTTTAGGTAAGCGAGGAGTTTTTTCTTGGTAAGAAGATACAGGAGGCGGAGCGGAGGAAGGAGGCATAGTACCTCCTAAGGATTCCATTAATTCCGCATCTCTGTCTCTGTACTTACTCATAACCTATCCTCGTTATTTTGTGTAGGTACTTCTTTATGTGAGCTTACCTCACTCCTGGCTGGGAGAGATAAGAGTCTATCCAGTACTGCCCTAGCAGCGGCAATGTCAGAGGTTGAGTATGGCTTCTTAACATGAGCAGGCACAGGAGGCTTCTTGCCTTTCACTCTCGCTAGCAGCTCCTCCAAGGAAGGTACCGTACCTCTAGGTCTGTACACTGGAATACCCTCCGCTTTCTTTAGTTAATACTCTGAAGTATCTTCTGAGTTAGGAGCCTCCAATCTACTGGCTGTTGCCTGCTCCACTTGTTTAAGTAAGTTACCAGAGGGCATGGTTAATAGGGATTGGTCCCCTGCCTTAGTAACTTGATTGTTAATGTTAACCGAGAACTTCTGCGCTATTGTCTGCGGAAGGATTAGGTTAACTACATTCTGCTGATTAACTGTCTGCTGTGGGGCGCTGCTGCCTCTGCGCTTAGCTCCATTGACTATGTTAATAGCCTTCATGATTGTTTCCGGCTTAACCATCAGAGGCAAGCTCTTATCTAGCTTTTCTAGCAGCTTATCTTCAATACTGTCATAGCGAGAATCCCTTGCGTTATGCTTCTGCAGGGTTTCGTATCTAAGAGCTGCTACTTTCTGTGCAAAATGCTCATCTGCTAGCAGCTGTGAAATACGAGCAGGTGTGACTCCTAGTGCTGAAGCTACACTTTCGCTAGGCACTCCATTACCTAGTAACTGCAGAGCTTTCTCCTCTACGCTACTGGTAGTGCCGGGAGAGTAATGAGAGCTGGGATCTGTTAGTGCTTTCTTAGCTGCTGAAGCTGCAATGCTGCTGGAGCCTCCTAACGCTTCCAATATGGCATCTTCCGATCCCTCCTTAAAAGATAGCTGTTCTTCGCTGAGAGCAGTAGTAGTATTCATAGCTGCGTCGCTTCGTTGTATAGGTTAACTGACTTATGTACTGACTTATGTACTGACTTATGAGAGTAGTATAGGGGAAGGAAGTAAATAAATGGAGGTAGGAATCAGGAGGTAGTTCTTATTTAGAAGTGGTTTTGTAGAAAAATTTAGGAATATGTAGCTGGCTCTTTAGGATAGGGGCGGCTTCGGATTGCAAAAAGGCTTCCGACCCCCTCCCTCTAATATAGGGAATGCTAATATAGGGAATGCTAAATTAGAGAATACTACATTAGATTAGAGGCAAGGTAGGTAGGCAGGTTAGGTAGGAGCGGGATAGGTCAGGAGTAATATACG